TGCTGATTCGCTCCACGCGCATACCTTCGGCGAGCACAAGTGGTTTGCCGGCGTTCTCAGCGCCAGCGTGATGCTGTAGGAACTTCTCGCTGATGGACTGCCGAGCACCTTCGCTCAGCGGGCCCGGATGCACGAACGCAAGCTTCGGGTTTCCCGCGTTCTTCATCACTTCAAGTTGCGAGTTCTCTTGTGCTGCGAGAATCTGCAACGACGTGCGGCACAATCGCACAGGCGATTCACCCCACAAGCCATCGAGCCCGACGGCTCGCAGGTGCAGCATCGAGGACATCGGCACATCGCCGTACAACCGCGTCTTGTAAACAGGCTCGGGCTTCGTGAGATCGAGCGACACGCTTTCGATGTCGAGCGGAAGCAACTCAAGCAACTCGCCACCGAGCGTTCGGTTGATGACTGCAAACGCGTTGCCGTACAGCAGCGCTTGCATCGTGAGCGCTCGACGGAACTCAAACCCATTCTGCCAGCGATTAGGTTGCTGAAGCAACGCGTTCGCGGTGCGCTCGCTGACGTCGAGCGGTACGCGTGCGACATCGTTCGCGATCAGCGAAGCCGCGCGGTAGACGGGCGTATACGCGAGCGCCGTGCCTGGCGTAATCGTTGGCATACCCGCGACGTCAAACGACGTCGGGAGGATCACGCCATGCGTGCCCCAGTGCCCCAACCAACGATGCAACAGACTGCGCAACATGTTGCGCATTGCGACAAGTTTGCCGCTTCATGTCTCGGACTAAACTTCGGATTCGTAACAACTGCTGCGCTTTCCTCCCCAGCAGTGGACGGCCATGATCGAAGCCACGAGCGGGTCAATGGCGCTGTGGTCGCGCGGCTTCTCGGGTCGCACGTATCCGCTCATGCCCGTTCGGGGAATGGCTTCGGCGCACGCGCGCCGCAGGATCGGATCGTCACCGATTACCAACTTGCGGCCGACCCAAAGGTTCTGAAACAACTGGCAGCCCGGCGCGAACGTGCTTGAGCCCATGCTGTAGGCTTGGATCGGCGCCCCAATTTCGGCGAGCCGCTGCGCAAGATACGACGCTCCCCATCGGTCATATCCGACAAGTTGCACGTCGAATTCCGCGATGATCTCGGACATCTTCTGTGCGATGGCTTCGTGGTCGATCTCGGCGCCCGGCGTCAAGTTGATCTTGCCTTCGTCGGCGTAGCGGCGAATCGGCATTCGGTAATCCAGTTCGCGCTGGGCCACGTTCGCTCTTGGCCACCAGTAGTGGCCACGGAGCAGGATGTTCCCGTTCTCTTGGGGGATCGCCACAACGACAGCCGACATGTCGAGCGACTTGCTGAGGTCAATGCCAACCCACGCTTGCCGCTTGCGTTGTTCGGCCCAATCGACGACGGTTGCCGTCGGCCAGTACGACATATCGAGCCACCCGCCGACATCCTCGTTGAGCCGAGCGCAGTGGTAGCGGCAGAACTCCGAGCGCTGGCCAGGGTCACGCTTCATCGTGTTGTAGAGCCGGCGGATGCTCGCGGCGTCGGGTTGCCCGTACTGCATGCCGGGGTTGGCCTTCGGCCACGCCGCTTCGTCGGCGATGTCGTCGTTCTGGTCAATGCCGTAGAGCATGGCGAACGTCGCGTCATCCTCAGCTTCTCCCGACAGCACGGCGCGAGCGCCTGAGCAAAGCGTTTCGTAATGGCTTTCCGTGTTGCTGCCCGGCGTCGAGATGATCACGCCCAACGTTTCCTTGCGCTTCATGCCCGTCGTGATGAGTTTGTTCAGCACGCTCCCGCGGTACTCGGCGGCTTCGTCGGCAATCCACAACGACGGGTTCAGACCGTCAAGCGACGACTCACGCGAAGTTAATGCGTTGAACTCGCAGTCCTCGTCGGTCCGCGTCAAGTCGGACATCTTGACTTTCACGCTTGGATCGTCGAGCCGCCGAGCCATCGTGCGCGCGGTGTCGACGAGGATCTGCGCTTGCTCAACCTTGTTCGCGAGCACGTGCACTCTCTTGCCGGCGCCGCTCATGAAGTCGTACAGACCGAGCGCCGCCATGAGCGTCGTCTTGCCGTTGCCACGGGCGACCTGAATGATGCCCATCGTGAAGCGTCGGCGGCCCTCCGCGGTGCGCCAGCCGACGAGGTTCGCCACGATGAAGGCTTGCCACGGGTGCAACTTAAACGGCTCCCCGTCGGCCTCACCAACCAGCGACAGCCCGCCGATGAACTCGAAGGCGTCCGCGACGCGGTTCCACTCAAGCACGATGTCGCTGCGTTCGAGGTCTCGATTGAACCGCGAGCACGCTGCGTAGATCCACTTGCCGGCTGGGATTCGGCCGCTCACGACGTCGGCGGCGTATTGACGAACGGTTGATTCGGACTCGACCATGGACTAAATGCGATTTTTTGTACGTGAGCGAGAGGAGGGACGTCGAAGGTGGCCTTTTTTGAGGCTTACCCCCCCCACTCTGCGGCCTATTGGACGCCTTCAATAGGCTGTTCGGTATATGGGCCGTTCAGGTGTGGCGTTTGCCGTGCACCTCATCGTGACATCGGTTGCACAGTACTTGGCAGTTCGTTACGTCGTACATGCGCTCGGGCGCGACGTGACGCGGCACAACGTGGTGAACGACTTCACCGAGTCGAGCGCATCGAGCGCACAGCGGCGACGCTGCGAGCAACTGGTTGCGGAATTTCCTCCACTTCCACCCAGTGTTAATGCCCAACTCACGTAGCCTCTCGCTGCGATTCCGTTCCCTGAATGGAATGGTGGGTATCTGCAACCTGTGCACGAACGATGCCATCTAGCACCTCCCGACATACGGCGATTAGGTCACTGGCCTGAACGATCACCAGCCATGGCGAACGGGTGCGCCGGCAAAGCACGATCGGCTTGCGCTTGGTCTTGGCGCTGTCGCGGATGGCCTGTTCCATCCATCGATAGGGGTGCATCTGCTCTTGGAACTTGACTTCAACGTGCAAGTTGGCGTCAAGCACCAAATCGGCGTCACCGTTGGAGCCGCAATACTGAGCACTTCGGCGAGACTTTAGACCCATCTGCGTCAGCAGTAGGGCGGCTTCCAACTCGGCTCGTTTCCCCTTCGCTCGGCTGTTCATGTCCACAGTGTAGCACGTTGCACTAAATGCAAACGCCGCCATGGTCGGCGGCGTTTGGTGTGAGCACCCTTGCTCGTGTCACGAAGCCCTACGGGAAGTGCGCGCAAACGTTGCGCCGTGACGGCTGATTCTTTGCTCGGACCCTGAGCCCGCAGTCAGCGGATGTTTCGCGTGAGGCCGCTGGGACCGCCCTGCATGGCACGAAGCCATGCCCGAAACACTTCAGAAGGGTAGCGGCTCAGCGTCAACGTAGGGGTCGAGTTCGACCCGCAACAACCAATTTTCCATCCGCAGCGACTCGATGAGGTTGTTGAGTTGCTCGTTCGTCAATGGCTGCACGGCGGCTTGCTTGCGATCTCGCTTGTCGTGCACGCGGTAGGGGTTGACGTCCCTTCCCGCGAAGGCGTCAATGCAAAGCAAGCGCCAACCTCGATGCGTTGGGTCGATCGGTATCCCCCAGTTCGCGTACTTCGTTCGACACTCAGCCACGAACTCGATCGGCAACGCGTTGAAGTCTTGCACCTCTTGCCGTTGCTCAAACCTCGCTTGCGTATTCAACCGCTCTTCGTGATCGCTTGGCGGGCGAGCAGCGGCGGCTTTAGCCGAAGCCGCTGTCTCGTCCCGCTCATATGCGCTCAAGAAGTCATTCCACCAGAATCCTCGGAATGGCTTTCGCTCGCGATATTCCGCGAGCGCTCGCATTGCTCTATCGAAGTCCATCGACGGCAACGCCTCAGCGATTGCCGTCGTCGTTTCCCTATCGAGTTGGATCATTGAGCCGTTTGACTTGCGAAACAGTTCGTTCCGCTTGTTGTGCCAGTTGGCAGATTCGACGATGTTCATCGTCGCACCTCCCTTGTGAGCACACCCGCAGACAAGCGCTGGTTTACGCTCAGACTCTTGCGCAAGACTGTCGGCGTTCGACTGCTTCGCTGAGGCTTCGCGCTCACGCCTCCGCTTGCGCTGCGGCAGAGCGTAACCGCGCTGTCAAGGGGGTGCAAGGGGGGGGTATGGGGGGGGATTCTCATTTTCTTCCTTTGGTTGAACAACAACCCACGCGGGTGCACGTGGGTTGTCGCGGGAATGGAAAGATGCTTAGAAGGGAACTTCGTCGCGCTGGATGTCTCGCTGGTCGCGAGCGGATCGCTCACCGCGAGAAAGCAAACTATACCCGACAACCTTGGTGGCTGACTTGCCAGCCTTGTCGGTGAACTTAGTGGTTTGCAACATCACGACGTCCGACGGAAAGAGTGGGTCCATGGCGTTGATCACGTCAGCGTCAAACACGAGAAACTCGTCGCCGTTCGTGTCCACAAGCTTCGCCCACGCCTTGCCTGTGTTCTTCGAAGTTCCAACCTTCCACGTTTCGACCTTGACGCTGAGATCGGTCGTTGGCTCTTGTGGTCGAGTTGGTCGCTTTGCCGGATCGGACGAAACCTGTGCTTTGAGTTTCGCAAGCACGGTTTCGAGCGCTTCAATTTGCTGTTGGATGGTCAATGTCTTTCCTTTCGAGTTGGCGCAACGATGACTTCGGCGTCGTCGTCCGGATCACCTACCACGTTGAAGAGACTGCACAGGGTATAGCGGCGAAGGTAGGTGATTGCCGCGCCCAGTTGTTGGATGTTTGCCGTCGGCGGCAACGGCCACGAGCACACAAACTCGGCCGATTCACCGCTGGCATGGCTGATACGGGTCGTGAGGTCGAGAATGCGCCGATCACCCTCGATCCGCACCGCAGGGCTTTGGACAACCGACAGGCCATTCTTGGCGAGCGGTTGCCGCAGTGACTGCACGACGGCTTTCAGGTCGGCGTACGGTTGGCCGAAGTGCGCGTTCTTGGCGAGCGCTGGCGGGTCGGTCAACTGCACGGCCGCCGCTGCAAGCGCTTTTGTTAGTTCACCCATTCGGGAATCCCTCCAAGTTCACGAACGGCAACGAAGGATCTGGTGTTACCGCTCGCAGGGCTCGCATCTGCCTAAGTTCAAAAAAGACCATCCCTTTGTGATGCCACAAAATGAGTGCGCTAATTCCTGGGCAGCACTCGCACCCAAAAACGGCGATGGTCTTACCGAACACGGAATCTTTGGGTGATTCCACAAATTGATTGGCCGCGGCTACTTGGTGCACGTGCTCTTGACCGCAGTGCGGACACAACAACTGCGCCTGATACTTGTCATTCGTAATGAGCCGAATGGCTTCGTTTTTTGGCCTCATTCCGGCTTCCCTTCCGTTGGTGTGGTCTTCGCGAACAACGCCGCTTCGAGCGCTCGAATCCGAGCGGCCCCACGGCGAAGCGCTTCGGCGAGTTTCCGATCGGCCGCCTCATTCACCCGAGCGTAGTAGTAGAGCGCGTCGGCCTCATCGTCGGCGTCCGGCGTGCGCTGAGCCGTCGGCAGTACGCGATGATGAAACGCGTAGCAGTGCTGATAGACGTCGCTACCTTCTCGCCAGTGCTCGTCGCGTTGTTGTTGGGTGGTTTGGCCGCTCATTTTTTCTCCTTAAAGCAGTCCCAACCTCGCAAACGAGCGATTTCCATTGGCGACATGACTCCATTTTTCCGACGAGATTTGAAAAGACACGCTTCACGCCGCGCCTCATCGCGCTCGGCGGTCGTGTTGAAAATGTCAATACAGGAAAGGTGCAGCACTCCACGCAGCCGCTCGATTTCGTCGGCGGCTTCATTTCGCTCCGCGTTCTGCTTGTAGGTAAGGGATGTCCAGTTGATCCTGAGACGATCAACAATGTCGATGTCGCCGCTCATTTGGAATCCCTCCAATCGACGGCACCGGCGAGCGCTGCAAACACGAGCACGAATAGAGCCCAAGTCATGCGCGCACCTCGATCGTTTGGCCCTTGCGCTCGGCTCGGCGCAAGTAGAGTTCGATGGCTCGGCGAGCGTGCGCAGCAAGCGGCTTGCCGTCCTTGTCGGCGAGCGCACGCAACCGCGCGTACTGGTCCAACTTGACCCATACGGGTTGGCCCTTCAGGCGTTCTCTCGGCGTTTCGTTACCTTCCATGATGTGGCTTTCTGCGGCTTGGCCGCGGTGAGGTATTGACGTTACGACTCTTTCGGCGTTTCGTCAATGCCTCCATTAGCCGAAGTTGGAAACTTCTCATTCAACGCCCGCCGGCGTTCAGGGCAGTTGCACTGCTTGCCTGTGACACGCTCGACGGTCTTTACCGCTCGCTTGATACCGAGGAACCGTGCTGCGGTCTCGATGACGTCGCCGAGCCCGCGGGGAATCCCGCGGTAATGCTCGCACTGCCGGCAGATACCCGCGCTCGGTCGGTCGCCGTAGAGCGGCAACGCGAGCGGGTTGGTGCATCGGTTGGCTTTGTAGTGGCTACAGGTAGTTCCAGAACCCGGGGGCGCCACTTTGCAGGATGTCGTATTCATCGGGGCAGATGCTCAATGGAAAAAGACGACCAGACCAATCGGTTGAGCCGCACGGGCTTTGGAGTGACACGCGCAGACTTTCCGCCCACGACGGGTCGAACGTTCGCGCTGCCGTCGAAGTGATGAGCGGATCCGTGCACGAGACGTCAGGCGCGCCGGTATCGCACTCTTCCTCCGCAAACACGGCGAACGGACCGACGTTCGCGATGGAGGATTCAAGGTTCAAATAGCACGCGCCCGGATTCTCGACGGGTCCACCTGTGCCGCAGTATTGCTGTGTGTTGCCATGGAAACCCATAAACGCAACGCCGGAAAGACTGCTCAGACATCCGACGTCGGTGCTGTATTGGAAACGTCCGCCGAGACATCGAAGTTGGTAACTGCCGGATTGTGAGCACGAATCGCAGTCGCCGGCAGTGATGAGATTTGCGTTGCACTCAATCTCGAAGTCGCCAATCTCGATCGTGTGCACGAGACTTTGCGCTCGGCTTCGCCCGTTGCAAACGTCCGTTTTGGAGTTGCATACGACCGTGATGCATGCGCACGTCGTCGTGCTGATTTGGTACGCGTTCTGTAAGTCAAGTTTCGGCGGGCAATAGGAACCGCTGTCGTAGTGCTGCAACAAATCTAGGAAGCCTGTCACGTTTACAGTAAAGCGTCCGCGGTAGCAGCAGCCGCCACCCGCAACCTTCGTAACAACCACAGCCGTCGCCGGCGTGAACGAGAGCACTAGGTTGTACTCGTAGTACCGACACGTGCAAGACTGATTTGCGTTCGTCTTGTAACGCTGGAACTGGTACGACAAGTTGATGCCACTCACTGCGTACGACGTGTTGCACTCACAGACCGTGCAAATCTCGGGCTCACCGCAGCAGCATGAACGTTGCAAACTCACTGTGGCTCGCTCCAATCGTATTGAACCACGGTCTGCCCTTCGAGCTCCTCGGCGTCGATCCAGCCGACGTCGACCATGTCTTCACCGTCGAGCATCGCGACTCTCACGCTGCCCTTGCCCTCGAGAATCAGCATCGGGCTGTCGGGTGCGCGCACGTATTGCGGCCCGCACGCGTTCAGCGA